CCAGATCAGATATTTGCATACAAAAGAAATAACGAATGGAAATGTGTTGATGGCTATTGTTTTGTAAAACCAATAAAAGAAAATGAAAAGTTTTCAATTAATAAAGAAAAAGAAGGTGTAGGTATTGTGAAATACACAGATGGAGTTGTTGAAAAAAAATCTTTAGTTGGTTTTAAGCCGGGATTAGAATATGAGTTTTTTATTGAAAAAGAAAGACTATACCGAATACCAAGCAATTTAATTTTAATGAAATATGAATATCAAGGAGACGAAGAAGAATATAATCCAAGCTGGACACAGAGCAGTTGATGAGCTAATTAAAGTAGCTAAAGAGCCTATTGTTGATTCAGATGATGATATTTCTGCGGACAGACTTAAAAATGCCGCTGCTACAAAAAAGCTTGCAATATTCGATGCTTTTGAAATATTAAATAGAATACAAGAAGAAGAAGCAATCCTTGAGAATAAACCTAAGGAAGAAAAGAAAGAGGCTTTTAAAGGTTTTGCTGAAAGAAGATCTAAGTAATGTACGAACAAACTTTATATAAGGTTATTGAGCCTATAAAAAATACTACCGTACATAGATTAAATAAAGGTAAGAAGTGGAACTATGGCTACAACAAGGAACACGATGTTGTAGTCATTAGTAAAACCGGACAAATAGGTCAGATATACGAAATACAAGGACTTAAAATAGCGCTCCCTAAAGAGCCTAAAAATATTGTTAAGGGTAATAATAGATGGGAAGCAAAAGACTATCCTAAAGAGCTTAAAAACATTAAAAGTATATTTGATTGGAAAACATATCCAGATGAATTTAAAGAAAAATGGGAAACGTATATCGACGAAGAGTTCAGACGACGTGAAGAAGGCTATTGGTTCTATAATAGAAATATGGCTGCTTACCTTACTGGTACTCACTATATGTACCTGCAGTGGACCAAAATTGATGTAGGACGACCAAACTTTAGAGAAGCTAACAGATTGTTTTTTATATTCTGGGAGGCTTGTAAAGCAGACAACAGATGCTACGGTATGTGTTATCTTAAAAACCGTCGATCAGGTTTTTCTTTTATGTCATCATCTGAAACAGTAAATTTAGCTACAATATCAAGTGACGCTAGATTTGGTATATTGTCAAAGTCTGGTGCTGATGCAAAAAAAATGTTTACAGACAAAGTAGTGCCTATATCAGTTAACTATCCTTTTTTCTTCAAGCCAATACAAGATGGTATGGACCGGCCAAAAACCGAACTTGCTTATAGAGTACCAGCTTCAAAGCTTACAAGAAAATCAATACAGTCTTCTGATCAAAGAGAACAACTTGAAGGATTAGATACAACTATTGATTGGAAAAATACGGGAGATAACTCGTATGATGGTGAAAAATTAAAACTATTAGTCCACGATGAAAGTGGTAAATGGGAAAGACCAGATAACATATTAAATAACTGGCGTGTAACTAAAACAACATTAAGGCTAGGTAGTAGGGTTATTGGCAAGTGTATGATGGGGTCAACATCAAATGCTTTAGATAAAGGAGGTGAAAACTTTAAAAAACTTTATTATGCTTCAGATGTTACCAAGCGAAACCGCAATGGACAGACTGCTTCGGGATTATATAGTTTGTTCATACCTATGGAATGGAACTACGAAGGATTCATTGATTCTTATGGGTTACCTGTATTCGACACTCCCGAAGAACCTACAGAAGGGCCGTACGGAGACGCTATCGACGTAGGGGTTATTGAGCATTGGCAAAACGAAGCTGACGGTTTAAAAAACGATCAAGATGCTTTAAATGAATATTACAGGCAGTTTCCAAGAACCGAGGAGCATGCATTCCGTGATGAAACCAAAAATAGTATATTTAATTTAACAAAAATATACGAACAAATTGATTATAACGAAGATTTACGTAATAGTAATATAGTAAGTACAGGTAGTTTTAGCTGGGAAAATGGTATTAAAGATTCAAAAGTAAAATTTACGCCTAATAAAAACGGAAGGTTTAAAATAACTTGGGTGCCCAATGCTGAATTACAAAATAGACAAATAATTAAAAACGGAGTTAAATATCCTGGCAATGAACATATGGGCGCTTTTGGTTGTGACTCATATGATATATCAGGTACAACAGACGGGAGAGGATCTAAAGGCGCTTTACACGGGTTGACTAAGTTTAGCATGGAAGATCACCCACCTAACTCGTTTTTTCTTGAATATGTAGCAAGACCTCAAACAGCTGAAATGTTTTTTGAAGATGTTTTGATGGCTCTAGTGTTTTATGGAATGCCATTACTTGCTGAAAATAATAAACCACGTTTATTATACTATTTAAAAAGAAGGGGGTACAGGGGATATTCAATGAATAGACCTGATCGTTTATGGAATAAATTATCAGTTGCTGAAAAAGAAGTTGGAGGTATACCAAACTCTAGTGAAGATATTAAGCAGGCTCACGCTGCTGCTATTGAATCTTATATAGACAAATACGTGGGTGTTAAATCAGATGGGCAGTATGGAGATATGTATTTTAATAATACATTAAATGATTGGGCAAGATTTGATATTAATAAAAGAACAAAATTTGATGCCGCTATTAGTTCGGGTTTAGCTATTATGGGATGTAATAGACATTTATATAGACCTGTTGCGGATAGAGAAAAACAAAAATTAAACTTAAGTATCGCTAAGTATACAAATAGCGGAGCAATATCAAAAATAATAAAATAAATATGGCTGAGTCAGTTATAAAAGATTTTTTTCCTAGTCAAGTTGCTAGTGATGCTGAAAAAATGTCAACTGAATACGGGTTGAAAGTAGGTAAAGCTATTCAAGACGAATGGTTTAAAATGGACACTGGTACAACTAGGTACAAAACAAATCAGCATGCTTTCCATCGGTTAAGATTATATGCACGCGGAGAACAAAGCATACAAAAATATAAAGACGAGCTATCTATAAACGGTGACTTGTCATATTTAAATTTAGACTGGAAACCTGTTCCTATTATACCAAAATTTGTTGATATAGTAGTAAATGGAATATCAGAAAGATCATTTGATATAAAAGCATTTTCACAAGACCCTTATGGCGTTAGTAAACGTACAAAGTATATGGAGTCTATTATTCGTGATATGCAAACTCAAGAATTAAATGATATAGCTTTAGAAGCTTTTGGTGTTAATTTATTTGAAAATAACCCTGAAGAACTTCCAGACACAAAAGAAGAGCTTGAATTACATATGCAGCTTAGTTATAAACAAGCTGTTGAGATTGCTGAAGAGCAAGCTATTAATACGTTACTAGAAGGCAATCGTTATAATTTAACTAAAAAGCGTGTTACTTATGATTTAACAACCATAGGTATTGCTGCTGTTAAAAATACATTTAATCAGTCTGAAGGCGTAAAGGTTGAATATGTTGATCCTGCTAATTTAGTTTATTCTTATACAGAGTCACCTTATTTTGAAGACATATATTATGTAGGTGAAGTTAAGCAGGTACCGCTAAATGAACTTAAAAAGCAATTTCCGGATCTTACTAACGATCAAATGGAAAGAATTAGTAAAACTGCATATACAAGCAATGGCTTTTATGACAGAACTTTAACTAATTATAATGAAGCTGATTCAAATACTGTTCAAGTATTGTATTTCAATTACAAAACGTACATGAACGAAGTATATAAAGTAAAAGAAACAGCTACTGGAGCTACAAAAATATTAACACGTGATGATCAGTTTGATCCGCCTGTTGAAGTTTTAGAACAACAATTTGGCAAGCTATCTAGATCATTAGAGGTATTATACGAAGGCGTATTAATATTAGGAACTGACATATTGCTTAAATGGGCAATGGCTAAAAACATGATGCGTCCTAAAAGCGATTATACTAAAGTAAAAATGAACTATAGTATTGTTGCGCCTAGAATGTATAAAGGAAAGATTGAATCATTAGTAAGTCGTATAACCGGGTTTGCTGATATGATTCAGTTAACACATTTAAAGTTACAGCAAGTAATGTCAAGAATGGTGCCAGACGGTGTTTACCTTGATGCTGATGGCTTAGCCGAAATTGATTTAGGTAATGGTACAAACTATAATCCACAGGAAGCTTTAAACATGTTTTTTCAAACAGGTTCTGTAATTGGTAGATCGTTTACGCAAGAAGGTGATATGAATCCCGGTAAAGTACCAATTCAAGAAATTACAAGCGGCTCAGGTGGTAATAAACTTAGTGCGCTAATTAGCACGTATAACTATTATCTTCAAATGATCCGTGATGTAACGGGGCTTAATGAAGCTAGAGACGGTAGTACTCCTGATTCTAGAGCTTTAGTCGGAGTGCAAAAAATGGCGGCGGCAAATTCAAATACCGCTACACGCCATATATTAAACGCAGGATTGTTTATAACAGCAGAACTTGCAGAATGTTTGTCATTAAGAATATCTGATATATTAGAGTTTTCACCAACAGCTGATGCTTTTATACAGAAAATTGGCCGTCATAATGTTGCTACATTGCAAGAGATGAGTGAATTGCATTTATATGATTTTGGTATATTTATTGAATTAGCGCCAGACGAAGAAGAAAAAGCAATTCTTGAAAACAATATACAAACCGCATTATCAGCAGGGCTTATTGATTTAGATGACGCTATAGACTTACGTGATATTAAAAACATAAAGTTAGCTAATCAATTATTAAAGATTAGACGTAAACGTAAATTAGAGCGTGATCAATTAATGCAACAACAAAATATTCAAGCGCAAGCTGAAGCAAACGCTCAAACACAACAGGTTGCAGCGCAGATGGAAATACAAAAACAAAACGCTATTACTTCGCAAAAAATGCAGCTTGAACAAACAAAAGCGGAATTAGACATGCAAAAGCTTCAGCAAGAAAAAATGGCTAAGATGGAGTTGATGAAGCTAGAGTTTGAAATGAATATGCAGTTAAAGAATGCTGAGGTTGAAACTTACAAACAAAGAGAGTCATTTAAAGAAGATCGAAAAGATGACAGAACTAAGCTTCAAGCTACACAGCAAAGTGAGCTTATAGAGCAAAGAAAGAATAATACTCCGCCTAAAAACTTTGAATCATCGGGTAACGATATAATTGGCGGTGGATTTGACTTAGGTTCTTTTGAACCCAAGTAATAATAAGTAAAGTAATTATATAATATTTTATCATGGAAAACCAAGAAAACGAGGCTATTGAAAATGTAGCAGCAGAAACTAATGAGCAGCCTGTTGAAGAAACGGGCAAGCTAAAAGTAAAACGCCCTAAGCAATTTGTTCAGCAAACTGCAGAGGATGACGTTATTAAAGTTGATTTAAGACAAAATAAAGAAGAAGATGCCGTTCAAGAGCAAAGCACAGATGCAGGCGATGATACTGTCGAGCAACCCCAAAACGAGGGAGGTAGCGAAGAAGTGGTTGAAGAAGTACGGGGCACCGAACAAAATGAAGAGCAACCCGTTCAAAATGAAGAGCAACCCGTTCTTGAAGAAATAATTGAAGAAGAGGTACAGGAGCAAACTGAACAGCTAACAGAAGATGTAGCTGAAGCAATTGCTGAGCAAGAAGAAACAGGCGTTGAACTTCCTGAAAATATTCAAAAAGTTGTAGACTTTATGAATGAAACTGGTGGTACACTTGAAGATTATGTACGGTTAAATCAAGATTACTCTCAGCTAAATGAAACGCAATTATTAAGAGAGAATTACGAAAACACTCGACCTCATCTTGATAAAGAAGAAATTGACTTTTTAATGGAAGACAATTTTGCATATGATGAAGATCTTGACGAAGAAAGAGATGTACGTAAAAAGAAAATAGCTTATAAAGAAGAGCTAGCAAAGGCTAAAAATCACCTAGATGGATTAAAGTCTAAATATTACGAAGAAATTAAAGCTGGATCAAGGTTAAACCCTGAGCAGCAAAAAGCGGTTGAATTTTTTAATCGCTATAATAAAGAAAATGCAGAAGCATCAAAAATAGCTGAAAACCAAAAAAAGTTATTTTTAAACCAAACTAATAATGTTTTTTCATCTGATTTCAAAGGTTTTGATTATCAAGTAGGAGAAAAAAAATACAGGTTTAAAATTAACAATGCTAACGAGATTAAAGAAACTCAAAGCGACATTAATAATTTTGTCAAGAAGTTCTTGAACGATAAAAATGAAATGTCAGATGCTAAAGGTTATCATAAATCTCTGTTTACAGCTATGAATGCCGATAAGGTAGCACAACACTTTTATGAGCAGGGTAAAGCCGACGCTATGAAAGATAGTATGGCCAGAACGAAGAATGTTAATATGGATGCGAGAGGTGTTCATGAAAAAGTTACGTCTTCTAGTGGTTGGACTGTTAAAGCTATAAATGGGCAAGATACTTCTAAATTAAAAATTAAACTTAGAAAATAACAAACTAAATTAAAAAATTATGGGTATTGCAATAGGTCCTAATGGACCAACTGGAGTAACTCCAAGACCGGTTAAAGAACTGGCTTGGGACAATTATTTGAACATTGACGATTTAAAATTCGATCAACAATTTTTACCAGAGGTATACGAAAAAGAAATCGAAAGATTTGGAAATCGTACAATTTCTGGATTCTTAAGAATGGTAGGCGCTGAAATGCCTATGGCTTCTGATGTAGTAACATGGGTTGAGCAAGGGCGTTTGCATATTGCTTACAGTGATGCTTCTACAGATATCGGGACTGATGCTACTATCATTACAATGTCTTCTACAGATCACCTAGTAGCTGCGGGTAATACAATTGTATTAGCATCTACTAATGGCCTTACAACTCAAAAGCTTTACGTAACTAGTGTTGTAGGAGCTGTACTTAACGTTGTAGCGTATGGATCTTCAGCGGCTGGAGCAGTAACAATTGACAGTAGCGGAGCAGCTAACCTTAACTTATTCGTATATGGATCTGAATACGGTAAAGGTTCTAAAGATGCTGGATCATCTATTGAAGCTAATTCTACTTTCTTTAGCAACAAACCAATCATTTTACGTGACAAATATTCAGTATATGGATCTAACGTTGCACAAATTGGATGGATTGAAGTGACTACTGAAGCTGGAACAGGTGGATATTTATGGTACTTAAAGTCTGAGCACGAATCAAGACTACGTTTTCAGGATTACCTTGAAATGTCTATGGTTGAAGCTGAAAAATCAACATTTGTAAACGGAACTGATAGACCTATCACTCCTGCTAGTCTTGGTACAAACGCTGGAGCTCAAATTACAGGTACTGAAGGTTTATTTGCTGCTATCGAAGACAGAGGTAATGTATTTACAGGTCTTGATTTAACAAATGGAGCTTATGGAGCTGCTGCAGTTGCTGGCGGTGGTGCTGGTGCCGCTGTAGACTATGTGCAAAATAACGGTATTGGGGAGTTTGATACTATTCTACAACAATTAGATACTCAGGGTGCTATTGAAGAAAACATGCTTTTCTTAGATCGTTCTACTGCTTTAGGATTTGATAATATGCTTGCTGCACTTAACGCTCCTTACGGAGGCGGTACTTCTTACGGTGTATTTGAAAACTCTGAAGATATGGCTCTTAACTTAGGATTTAACGGTTTCCGTAGAGGTTCTTATGATTTCTACAAAACTGACTGGAAATACTTAAACGATTCTGCTACTCGTGGGCTTGTTGGAGATGTTGAAGGTGTATTAGTTCCTGCTGGAGTTTCAACAGTATACGATCAACAATTAGGATCTAACATTCAACGTCCATTCTTACACGTTCGTTATAGAGCTTCTGAAGCTGACGATCGCAGAATGAAGTCTTGGATTACAGGATCTGTTGGTGGAAACTACACTAGCGACGAAGATGCAATGAACGTACACTTCTTATCAGAGCGTGCACTTTGTGTTCAAGGAGCTAACAACTTTGTGATCTTCAAAGCATCATAAACTATATGAGTAAGATTTACCCTCGATGAAACTTCGGGGGTAGCTCTTACCTTTATTAATTATTTAATTTTATTATATTATGGCTAAAAAAGCTAAAGCAGAAGAAACTGTTGAGGTTGCACCTCAGCCTGTAGTTGCTAAAAAAGTAGCTGCACTAAAACCACAAAAACCGCAATGGGAATACAGAGATAGGCTTTATACATTGAAAAACAATAAGAAGCCTTTAACATATGTAATACCATCAAAGCATTCTGGAAAAAATCAATTACTTTGGTTTGATAAGGAAAATGGATATCAAAGATCATTAAGATATGTTACTAATCAAGCTACTCCATTTGTAGACGAACAAAAAGGAATGGTGACGTTAGGGCGCATTGTATTTAAAGATGGGGCATTAAGAGTGCCTAAAGAAGATGTAGGTCTTCAAAAATTATTATCTTTATATCACCCTTATAAGGATGAAATATATGAAGAATATAATCCTGTAGAAATATCTATAAATGAAACCGAACAAATTGAATTAGAGATTGAAGCTTTATTAATTGCTAAGCAAATGGATATTAATGAAGCAGAAGCGGTGTTAAGGGTAGAGTACGGAAGTAAAGTTGATACTTTAAGCAGTTCGGAACTAAAAAGAGATCTTTTAATATTTGCTAAAAAGAAGCCAGGCTTATTTATAGAGCTAGCTAATGACGATAACGTTGAGTTACGTAACATCGGAATTAAAGCAACACAAGCTGGTCTTATTCAATTATCTAAAGATCAAAGAACATTTACATATGGAGAAACAAAAAGAAAACTTATGACAGTTCCTTTTGATGAGCATCCATATTCCGCGCTTGCGGCTTTCTTTAAAACAGATGAAGGAATGGAAGTGTTAAAACATGTAACAAAAAAATTATAAGTTACCATTATAGTGATAGGCCGCTGTAATGGCGGCTTATTTACTATAAATACAAAAACAAATGGCAGTAAGTATAGATACAGTTTATCAAAAAGTATTAGCAATACTAAATAAAGAACAACGTGGATATGTTACTCCTCAAGAATTTAATTTGTTTGCCAACAGGGCGCAGCTAGATTTATTTGAGCAGTACTTTTACGATATTAATCAGTTTGGCAGAATGCACGGTAATGATACTGAGTATTCTGACATGCTTAATATACTAAATGAAAAAATTAATATATTTGAAACAACTGCATCATTAACATACAATACAGATCATTTTAATTTACCAGCTAATATATACAGACTAGGTACAATTATATACTCCAATACAACTACAAATAATTTTGGGGTACAAACTACGGAGCAAATAGAAGCCGAGAGAATCAATAAAAATGAACTTCTATATATCAACTCGTCTCCACTTACAAAGCCAACTAATACACGTCCCATATTCACATCTGACACAACTGGTGTTAATGTTTATGGAGCTTCAGAGTTAATTACTGATGTTTCGTGTAATTATATTAAAAAGCCTACTACACCAAACTGGGCATATCAAATAGTTTTTGGTGAGCCTTTATATGATGCAGCAAATTCAATAGACTTTGAATTACATCCATCAGATGAAACTGAGCTTGTTACAAAAATATTAGAATCAGCTGGATTGTTAATTAAAGATATTAACTTCTATCAAGTTGGTGATAAAGAAGAAATGGAAACCGTGCAACAAGAAAAACAATAATAGATGGGACTAATCAACTTAACAAACGAGCAATATTACGAAGGGCCAGATGGCATTTGGAATAGCTTAGACGAAAACTATGGTGACTATCAATTTGTTTCTCTTAAAGATATTATAAATAATTTTATAGTTGCTTATGTTGGCGAAGATAAAATTATAAGTAAAATAAAAAGAACGGATATAGCATTTCACGCACAGCGTGCCATTCAAGAATTAAACTTTGATACTTTACCTTCATTTAAAGCTCAAGAAATAGAAGTAGGACCTCAGCTTTATATGGTATTGCCTCAAGACTATGTTAATTATGTAAAGGTTAGCTGGACCGATAATAGTGGTATTGAACATATTATATACCCTGCTAGCAAAACTAGCGACCCAATGCCTATATTGCAAGATAATGACTACGAGTATACATTTGATAGTAACGGGGAAATACTTTATGCTCAGGAATCGGAAACTTGGAAAAAGTTTAAAACAAGCACACGAGGAGCAGAAGATCCTATGTCTGAAGCTGCTGCTGCCGATAAAATATATGAGCAAAATTTAGGTAGGAGATACGGTATTGATCCGCAATATGCACAATCTAACGGTGTATTTTATATAGACCAAGTTAGGGGATTGATGAGGTTTAGCTCGAACATCGTAAATAAGATAGT